GGCGACGATCGCGACCGAGATGCCGGCGGCAATCAGGCCGTACTCGATGGCCGTGGCGCCGTTCTCGCAGGTGGTGAAGCGCTTAAGCAGATTGCGCTTAAGCAGATTGCGCACGAAAAACATAGTTAGTGCTCCTTTGCCGGTACCATTACCGTAGGTGCATCTTAGGCGACGGATATTGTTCTGGAGTTAATCCGATTGCGGAAAATCGCTGCTAATCTGCGAATTTTTCGGTTGGCAATCAGCGCGAGCGCGAGCCCGAGCCAGGGGAGGCTATCGGTGAGTCCGGCGAGCACCGCCAGCGTTTGCACGTATGGTCGAATGCGCGCGCAAAAGTCCTCGGTGATCTCGGGGTGCTCCTCGAGCAGTTGCTTAGCCGCGCTGTAGGTCTTCGTGACGTGGTGCGCCGGCTTGATGCCGGGCGGCAGCGCGCTGCATTTCTCCGCGTACACGCGCATGCCGGCGTCGCCCAGGTCGTCGAGCGCCTGGGCGGGCGCCGTGAGCGCGAGCAACGTAGCGGCGATCGCGATGGCCTTGATCATCGACCCGGCGCGTGCATCGGCACGCTCTCGTTGAGGAAGTAGACCTCCGGCGGGAAGGTCGCGACCGCGACCGCGACGATCAGAAAGATCAGGATCGTTGAGACGATCAACTCGAGGGTGCTCATGTTCTTGCTCATCACGCGGCCTCCTCGTCGTCCAGGAAGTCCTGCGGCTTGAGTCCCGCCGCCAGCATGAGCTTGATCAGCAGCGCGAAGGAGTGCGGGATCGGCAGGATGTTGGCGTAGCCGTTGGACGTTCGCACGGTGATGCCGAACGCCTCCGCTGCCTTCGCCTGCGTTATGCCCCAGTGCTCGAGGGCCTCCCGGTATTGCTGGTTCGTCATGGTGCTCCGCATGCGTGGCCTCCGTCGCCGAGCTGTGTGAATCCGAAGTTATCGCAGAACCAGAAGCGGCCCTGCTCGTCCTCGGCCATGTCGCCGACCGACATAGAGGTGTGCGAGAGGCCGCGTCGCATTATCAGGTTCGTTGCCTCCCCGTTGGGCGACCAGCGCTCCGCCTGCATGGCGGCGTAGGCCTCCTCGAGGCTCGAGGCCTCTATCTCGGTGAGGAGGATGTGCGTCGCCGTCTCCCGCTGTTCTTCTCGAGGGAGGCGTGGAAGGGAGTCGTGGACTCGGCACCACGTCAAGCCCGACGCGAAGTCCGCGAACCTCTCTGGCCTCGTGTACCAGATCCGAAATTTGGTCATTGCGCTCCTCAGTCGGCGTGCCACGCGGCCTCGACGAGGCGCGGGTCAATGTTGAACGTGCGGAGCCTCGCGATGGTCTGCTCCGTGATGAACCCGAGCCTCTCGAGTTCGATCCAGGCCGCGTCCGTGGCGGCGTCGCGCGGGCGGTTAGCCATTGCTCTCCTCCACCTCCTCGAGCGCGCCGATCGGGATGTAGCCGTCGTTGTCCATGGCGCTGTCGATCGCGTCGAGGACGTGACGGGCGAAGCCGATCTTGCGCAGGTCGTTGAGCTGCCTGCCGCTGCGGTTCTCGGTGTACTCGTAGAAGGCGTCGAAGAGGGCCGCCCTATCGGGCGAGGTCTCGATGGCCTTCGTGAGGGCCGCGAAGAACTCCTCGCGGGTTTTCTTGAAGTCTCTGTCCTTCATGGTGGTCGCTCCTTTTCTGAACATGGGGCCACTATAAGAGAATATCTCTTACTGGCAAGAGGCCCGTGTCGGCCTGGTTAATGGCCCGTAAACGAGGTTCGGATGTCGGAAGTCCTTGGGGCGCAAGAGTTCGAGGCGCCCGCCGCTCCTCCCCACCTGACCGGGGTCGCGCTCGAGAGGTGGAGGACCATCTGGGAGGAGGTCGACCCCACGCGCGTGACCGCGCGGCACGTCGACAGCGTCGCCCTTTATTGTCAGGCGTTCGGGACGTTCTACTCGGCGAGCGAGATGGTGAACCGGCTCGGCGCGGTCGTCCTGAAGGACAAGCGCGCGCAGGTCTCGCCGTACCTCGCGATTCGCGACAACTCGATGCGCACGATGATGGAGCTCAGCAAGGCGCTCGGACTTTCACCCGACGTGGTGCAGGCCCCGCTGTCCCGATGGGACGAGTACGCGGGTGTGATCTTAGAGGAAAGCGATGAAGATGATGAGAGGAGAGATCGGCCGCCCGAGGTTCTGGACGGAGGAGAAGATCGAGCCGGCGCTGATAGCGGCCCGCGGCTTGTATGCCGAGACGGCTCGGCTGTTGGCCCTGACGTACGGAGTCCCGTGCAGCCACGCGAGAGTCTGCAGCATAGTCAACCAGTCGCCCCGTCTCCGCAAGATACGGGAGACCTGCATGGAGGCGGTGCTGGACATCTGCGAGACGCAGGTGATGACGCGGGCGGAGCTGGGCGACCAGAAGGATCAGCACTTCCTCCTGATGACTAAGGGAAAGCAGCGCGGCTACTGCAAGCACACGCAGCTGAGCGGCGTCGGCCCCGGCGGGACCATCCCCGTCATCGACCTCACGAAGCTGGACGACGAGGAGCTTCAGCGGCTCGAGGCGCTGCTGGAGAAGGCGGCCTGAGTGGCTGAGCTCGCCGGCGACCCGGTCGTCATCGGCGGTCGGGCCACCTCGATGGCTGCCCTGCGCGCGGAGAAGCTGCGCAGGCAGGTCGAGCGCGAGGCGGGTGCCATACGGGAGCGGTGCGTCAAGCTGCCGGGCTTCGTGCGCGAGGCGTGGCAGGTGCTCGAGCCCATCGACAAGTACGTGCACGGCTGGCACATCGACGTGGTGTGCGAGCACCTCGAGGCCGTGACGCTCGGGCAGATCAACCGCGTGGTCTTTAACGTCCCGACCGGCACGATGAAATCGATGCTTGTGTCGGTATTTCACCTCGCGTGGGAGTGGGGGCCGAAGAACATGGCCCACATTCGCGAGATCTCCACGTCGCACAGCGAGAAGTTCGTCAAGCGGGACTGCCGGAGGACTCGCGATCTTGTTTCGAGCGACTGGTACCAGGCCCTGTGGCCCCACGTGAGGCTCACGCGGCAGGGCGAGATGTCGTTCGCGAACGACCAGATGGGCTCGAGGGAGGGCATCCCGTTCGAGTCGCTGACGGGCGGCAGGGGCCATCGGGTCAAGATCGACGACCCGCACACGACGGAGACCGCCGAGAGCCCGGCCGAGCGGGAGCGCGCGGCGCGCATCTTTCGCGAGTCGGTTCCGTCGCGGGTCATCGACCCGAAGACGTCCGCCATCATTCTCATCATGCAGCGCTTGCACGAGGTCGACTGCTCCGCGCTGGCGATCGAGCAGGGCTACGTGCACGTCATGATGCCGATGGAGTTCGAGCCGGAGCGGCGCTGCTACAGCGTGGTGCCGAAGATGGACGTGGAGCCCATCGAGGCGCGGTATCTTCCGAGGCGGCAGGCGTGGCTGCCGGAGGGGCACGAGAGCGCGGACCCGGCGGAGCAGCGCGAGTACGACGCCGCGAAGACGCAGACGGTCTGGCCGCACGACATGCGGAAGGTCGATGGCGAGCTGCTCTTTCCCGAGCGCTTTCCAAAGAGCGTGGTCGAGCGCGACAAGACGGCGATGGGCACGTACGCGGTGGCGTCGCAGAACCAGCAGAGGCCCGCGCCGCGCACGGGCGGGATGTTTCACCGGGCATGGTTCAAGTTCGCCAAGGTGCCGCCGGCCGATCGGGTCAAGCGCGTGCGCGCGTGGGACTTGGCGGCGACCGAGCAGGCCGGGCACAACGATCCGTCGTGGACCGTGGGCGTGCTGATGTCGCGCGACAAGGCCGGCCTTTACTACGTCGAGGACGTGATTCGGATGCGCGCCACGCCCGGTCGGGTCGAGCAGGCGATCCTCAACGCTGCGATGCAGGACAACACGGTGTTCCCGACGAGGATCAGGCTGCCGCAGGATCCCGGCCAGGCTGGCAAGTCGCAGGGGCAGTACCTCGTTCGGGCGCTCGCCGGCTACGTCGTGTACCTGCGTCCCATCTCTGGCGCGAAGGTCGTGCGCTGGGAGCCATTCGCGGCGCAGTGCGAGGCCGGCAACGTCATCCTCATTGAGGCGCCCTGGAACGTCGACTTTCTGGAGGAGATAACGGTGGTGCCGGCGGGCGCGCACGACGACCAGGCGGACGCCGGCGCCGACGCCTTCAATGAGCTCCTCGTCGTTCCGATGGGGCCGATGGTGGGCAGGGTCACGGGGCAGTACTGACGATGGCTACCGTCGGGACGTTCCATCCATTCTACCTGGATCACATCGACGAGTGGAAGACGATGCGCGACACCATGCGTGGCACGCACGCGGTCAAGCTCGGTGGTCCGAAGTATCTTCCGGTGCCCTCCGGCTTCGCCGACCAGGGCGTCGAAGGCGGCGCGATGTACGAGGCGTACCTGACGAGGGCGAAGTTCCCGAACATCGTTGCTCCGACGATCCGCGGCATGGTCGGCCTCATTCACAGGATTCCGGCTCAGGTCACGCTGCCGGATCAACTGAAGCCGATGTACGAGAGCGCGACCCGAGACGGGATGCCCCTCGAGACGTTCCATCGGCAGCTGACGACCGAGCTCCTCACGCAGGGGCGCTACGGCATCCTGTGCGACGCGAGCCCGGCGGGCGCGGACGTGCCGTACCTCGTTGGCTACACGGCGGAGATGATAATAAACTGGTCGCGCGAGCGAGACTTCTTCGTCTGCGACGAGAGCGGCATGAAGCGGTACGGGTTCATCTGGGTGCCGAGGATACAGCACCGCTGCCTGACGCTCGACGACGACGGCGTGTACCACGCGCAGGAGTACCAGTATCATCAGCTCGTGATGGACTACATTCCGCAGCGGTTCGGCGGCAAGCCGTTCATGGAGATCCCGTTCGTCATCGCGAACCCGTTCGACCTGAGCGTGACGCCCCAGCAGCCGCCCGCCATGAACCTGGCCGAGAGCGCGCTGGCCGCCTACAGGCTCGACGCGGACTACCGGCACCAGCTGTTCTGGAGCGGACAGGAGACCCTCGTGTGCACCGGCCTGCCGGAGGCCGCGAGCCTGCCGAAGAACGTCGGCTCGGGCACCATCATCGGCTTCGGCCCCGGGCAGGACGCGAAGTACATCGGCCCGCACGGCACGGGCATCAACGCCCATCGACAGGCGTTGCAGGACGAGGCCCACAACGCCATCGCGGCCGGCGCGCAGCTGTTCGACATCAAGAGCGGCTTCGAGTCGGGGGAGGCGCTGCGGCTTCGCTACTCGCAGTCGAACGCGACGCTGACGACCATCTCGCTCTCGAGCGGCGCGGCCCTCGAGAAGGCGCTGCGCTGGGCCGCGATGTACGTCGGGGCGAATCCGCTGGACGTGAACGTGACGCCGAACCTGAAGTTCGTCGACACGGTGATGCAGCCGCGGGAGGGCATCGAGCTGGTGACCATGTGGCAGGCCGGCGCCATCAGCTACAGGACGCTGTACGAGAATCTGCAGCGCGGCGAGATCGCGAGCCCGGATCGCGAGAGCGACGAGGAGCTGGCGCTCATCGAGGTCGAGAACCCGCTCGGGCCTCCGACGACGGCGGGCCTGAAGATGGGCATCAACCAGGGCACGGGCGGCGGCATTCCCGGCGCGCCGGACCCGGCGGCGCTCAAGAGGATCGAGCAGCCGGAGGAGCTTCCCGCGCTGCCGCCGTCGGCTCGTGGTCCGGCGGCGTTCAGCCCCGGGGAGACTCAGGGGCAGCCTTCGGACGTGTCCATGACGCCGGTCTCGAGTCCGGCTCCGGGGGCCTGAGATGGCGAATCCGTACCATGATCCGAAGACCGGGGAGTTCACCACCGGCGCCGGTGGAGCTCAGCTGGTCGGCGGCGCGCACGTCAAGCCGCTGCGGGAGCAGTTCGCCGATCGCCTGAAGAAGGCGTAAGTCATGGCGCGGGCCGCTCCCTTTGGCTCGCCGGCCGCGGTGCGCGACGCGCAGCTCCGGCACAAGATCAGCGTTCAGAGGCACGGCCAGGACGTTCTGAACAAGGCGATCAAGAAGCTCGACGCCGGGGACCAGCAGATCATCGACCTCCTCTCGCAGGAGACGGCGCCGCTCGACGCGGCTCGCTTTGCTGGGCTGATGGACCAGATACGGCGGATCAACGAGGACTCGTACGCCGCGTATGCGCGCGAGCTCGAGGACTGGCAGAAGGAGACGGCGGCCTACGAGCGGGACTTCCAGGCGTCCATGCTCCGGCACTTGACCGGCGAGAAGTCCGAGGTGCCGACCATGGCGGACATCTGGAAGGACGTCCGTGGCACGCCCGTCGTCGACAACCTGCAGGGCGACATGCTCGCGGCCCAGGCGGACGCGAAGTTCAGGGTCATCCAGCGCGCCATCCAGAACGGCATCGCGCAGGACATGAGTGCCGGCGACATCGCGAGGATGCTGAGGGGCACGGCGGCCACGAACTTTCGCGATGGTGTCTTCGCGACGGCGCGCACGGGGGCCGATCGCCTGACGCGCACGCTGGTCAACCACGCCGTCGGCGTTGCGGCGGGCGCCATCTTCAACAGGAACAAGCGCAAGCTCGGCGGCGTTCAGTGGGTCGCGACGCTGGACACGGCCACGTGCCTCGAGTGCGCCGCGCTCGACGGCAAGATCTTCGCGACCGGTCGGGGGCCGAGGCCGCCGCTGCACTACAACTGCCGCTGCGTGATGGTGCCCGTGACCGACAACAGCAGTGCGCCTCCGCGCTTCGACGACTGGCTGAAGTCGCAGACCGCGTCGGTTCAGGACGAGGCGCTCGGCCCGACCCGGGGCCAGCTCTTTCGCACGGGCAGGCTCCCGGTCGATCGCTTCGTCGACGTGAGGGGCAACGAGCTGACGCTGGACCAGCTGCGCGAGAAGGAGGCGGGCGCCTTCTCTCGCGCCGGTCTGTCGGAGGAGTGAGCGATGGCGAATCCGTACCACGATCCGAAGTCAGGCGAGTTCACCACCTCTGAGGGGATGTCGAAGCTCGAGTCGATAACCATGCGCGGCAAGGCGACGGCCAACAGGTATCGGCAGAGTCTCTATCGGATCAACGAGAAGCTGCGGCAGGCCGGTGGCGACCTGAGCGCGAAGCAGGCCAATGGCATCGACGTGTTCGGCTCGTCCTCGAAGGAGGACATTGCCCAGCTCGACACGCTGACGAAGTCGCAGCAATTTCTCAAGGATGGAGTCGTGTATCGCGGCGTAGAGGGGAAGCGGTTCGCGAAGAAGCTCAAGGATGGCGCCGAGCTGACGGATCACGGCTTCATGTCTACGTCGACCTCGCAGTCCGGCGTGAGCGCCGCGATGAAGGACATCGGGGCGACCGGAGAGGTCTCGATGCTTCGGATCGAGGTGCCGAGGGGAAAGAGCGGATTCGACATGGCGCCGCACCGGGAGTTGCGCGGCTCGTATCGCCCGCAGGGGACCGAGAGCGAGGTGCTATTCCCACGCGGCACGAGGCTGAAGATCACTGGTCGCAGCACCGACGAGCAAGGTCGGGAGCTCATTCACGCGAAGATGCTCTGAGGAGGACGAGATGGCTGAGCCACTGAAGATCGAGCCGGGAAAAATCACGGTCCCGCTGCCGCAGGCGGGTGGGCCTCCGTCGGGTGAGACCCAGTACGACGTGATCGCTGGCCTGGTGCTGACCTCCATCAACGTTGGCGCCGTCAACAGCTGCATGGTGCAGGCCGGGCTCCCACTCATCCAGTCGCAGGACGACATCCTGGCCATTCTCGGTGCGCCGCCCGCTGGGGG